AAACGTACAGTGATAAAAAATGTTACGGTATCGATCCATTTATTGAAGACGGAAATACATCATGGATTACACAACGCCAGAAAGGAGAACGCTTATTAACTTGTAAAGATAATTGTTCAAAGCACAAAAACATTTCTATATATGAAATGACATCAGAAGACTTTTATAAACAGCTTACAGATGAACAAATTTATGATTTAAATATAGGCTGTGTTGTTATTGACGGAGAACACAGCGCCAGTGCTGTAAAAAATGATATACAACTTGCTTTAAAACTTTTAGCAGGTAAAAATGGACTCATTATAATAGACGATTGGTTAATGGACTGTGTTCATGAAACAGCATTATCTGAACTTCCTAGAACATATATTTATTGGTGGTAAATCAGCGTGTGTATTTTTTCTCAGGAAATAAAAATGTACGAGGAAGAAGCTCAGTGGAGAAAGCACCTTCCTGTTGTTGCACTCACTGTCGCGTGTATTGCACTCACCTTTCAAATTTTTGTCTTGTATCCATGGCATATTCATTTGTCGAGACAAATTTCTCGTCTTAAATAAGAATGTCCTTGGCAAGTGTGTTTGCCATGTCCCTCGCTGAAATTTTTGGTAATTTTCATCTGAAAAATTTCGCGGCAAGTAACTCGAGACATAATCTCCTATGTGGACTTTTAGGCTACTGTGGAGTCCTTTACTTTCTTGTTCGTAGTTTTATGCTTGGGGGGTCGCTTCTCTGGGTCTCAGCTATGTGGGAAGGAATGATCACAGTGCTGGGAGCTGGTGTAGCGTTTTTTGTTCTCGGTGAACGATTCAGTCACCCAGTTCAATACATTGGTCTTTTATTAGGTGTCATCGCCATGCTCATGGTACATTACGGGGGCGACCAACATTAAAACTCGGTGCATTTGAAGGTGGTTGCACATTAGGGCCTTTAAATTCAGGAAGAGGCGTGGCGTTGTTCTTGTTTCTAGTAAAAAAGAACATCGCTATTGCTAAAACGACAAGCGAAACAAGGACAACAAGTATAATAATACCAGTCGTCATAGAAGACTCAGTTGAAACATTCGACGTTGCTGAACTCATCGGAATGGGACTGCAAACTTATCATTAGCGGGCATTTTATTTCCGTACGTTGTCGTGCTCACGGGCATGGCGAGCGGAACTGGGTTTTTGGTGACATAATCCATAAAAGATAATTGCTGAAGAATTCCCGTCTGAATAGTCTTGGTCGCCTCCTGGATCACAAGATCATTCATACGCGTTACTTGATTATTAATTTGTACATATGGATCCCCGATTGTGTGATTGTACACGCGCACCATAAGCGCTTGGAGATCCCCATCGCTCTGGCGGTCAATGTTCATGCCTGTTTTTGCATTCACGTTTTTGACAATGGCACTATGAAGATATTCAATGTTAAAGCGTGAAAAAAAAGACTCACTTACAGGTGTCCGAGCTGGGACGTAGTTTGCCATTCTATTGTGTACTGACATAAAAAATTCTTTCGCTGAGAGTACAAATGAAGGTGGTCAAACGGTCAGGGGACATTACTGAAATGCGGTTTGACAAGGTGACTCGTCGTCTTGAAAAACTGAACCAAGCCCCAGAATTTGAACCGCTTCCAGGGGTACAACCAGACAAGGTGGCTCAAAAGGTATTTTCATCCATGTATGATGGTATTTCTACAACTGAAATTGATAACTTGAGTGCCGAAGTTGCCATCGGTATGTTGACAGATCATCCAGATTATGAAGTCCTGGCAACACGTATTCTTGTTTCAAATTTGCAAAAGAATTGCCCCAAGTGTTTCACGAGCGCAATGCTCAAACTCCACACGAATGGTGTCGTGAGTGACCATTTCATGAAGTGCCTCAGTCAAGACATGGACGCGTGGATTGATCACAGTCGGGACTACACATTTGGATACTTTGGTCTGAAGACGCTCCAAAAAAGTTATCTGAACGAGGGTGAAACACCCCAGTATCTTTTCATGCGTGTTGCTGTTGGTATTCACGGCGATGATTTCCGGCGTGTTCGTGAAACGTATGACCTGATGTCCCAGAAATTTTTCACGCATGCTACACCGACACTCTTCAATGCCGGAACGAAAAATCCTCAACTCAGTAGTTGTTTCCTAGTCGCCATGAAAGATGATTCGGTCGAAGGCATTTTCGAGACGCTCAAAGAGTGTGCACACATTTCAAAGTGGTCTGGAGGTATTGGAATTCATTGTTCGAACATTCGCGCCAATGGAACTGAAATTAAGGGAACACACGGACGTTCGGATGGTATCGTGCCCATGTTGCGCGTTTTCAATAATACAGCGCGGTACATTAACCAAGGTGGCGGGAAGCGTAAAGGGTCATTTGCTTTTTACCTCGAGCCGTGGCATGCAGACATTATGGAGTTTCTCGAATTGCGTCTGAATCAGGGTGACGAAGAGTCCCGGTGTCGTGACCTATTCACGGCTTTGTGGATCCCAGATCTTTTCATGGAAAAGGTGGAACAAGATGCAGATTGGCACCTCATGTGTCCACATGAATCCCCTGGACTTCCAGATGTTTACGGGGAAGAGTTTAATGAACTGTACCGGATGTATGTTGCTCAGGGGCGATACAAGCGCGTTGTGAAAGCGCGTGATGTTTGGGATGCCATACTCAAATCTCAAGTGGAAACGGGTACACCATACATGGGATACAAGGACGCCGCAAATGCCAAATCAAATCAGAAGAATATCGGTGTCATCAAGTCGAGTAATCTTTGTCATGAAATTATGGAGGTTTCGACGCCAGACGAAACGGCTGTTTGTAATTTGGCAAGTATTTGTTTGCCAGCATTTGTCTCTGAAGGACGCTTCGATATGGAAAAGTTGTGTACTGTGACAAAAGTTGTAACACGTAACCTAAATCGGGTCATTGACTGTAACTTTTACCCAACTGCAGCAGCTCGCAAAAGTAACCTTCGTCATCGTCCAATTGGTATCGGCGTTCAGGGACTTGCAGATGTTTTCATGATGCTTAGACTTCCATTTGACTCTCCAAAAGCCCGTGAACTCAATAAGAACATTTTTGATCAGATTTATTTTAGTGCTTTGCTCGAGTCGTGTCAACTTGCACAGGAAGAGGGACCATATGAAACATTTACAGGGTCACCAGCGTCCCAAGGTATTCTTCAGCCAGACATGTGGAACGTTGAAACAAGTCTTGTATGGGACGAACTTCGCGAAAAAATCAAGACATACGGACTGCGTAATTCTTTGCTTGTTGCACCCATGCCGACTGCATCAACGGCACAGATTATGGGAAACAACGAGGCGTTTGAACCATACACAACAAACATTTATCTGCGCAGGACTCTGGCCGGGGAGTTTGTTATGGTGAACAAACACTTGGTGAAAGATCTTGAGAAGTTGGGTCTCTGGACGCCGGCACTCAAAACGGAGATTATCCGACACGGTGGGTCGGTTCAAGCACTCGACATTCCGGACCAGCTGAAACAGGTGTACCGAACTGTTTGGGAAATTCCACAAAAAAGTCTTATTGACATGTCTGCAGATCGCGGTGCATTTATCGATCAATCACAGTCGCTAAATATCTTCATGGAAGATCCAACGGTTGCAAAACTCACAAGCATGCATTTCTACGGCTGGCGCAAGGGTCTCAAAACAGGAATGTATTATCTTCGAACCCGTGCAAAGGCGAAACCGGTTCAAGTGACTGTGCCTGTTTCAGAGGCGGTCATGGCGTGCCGACGAGACAATCCAGAGGGGTGTGCGATGTGTTCGGCTTAAACACATAAATCAGGTTAAATAATATGAAGTGGTCAGATGTTGATTTGTCTACTTTGACTTTTACTGAAAAACGAGGGGGCGGTGTAAAAATATCACCCCTTTTGCGTTTCCAGATTCCAACTGGACGCGTCATGTACGATGGAATTTCGAGTTTTAGTTCGGTAACACTCGAAATGCCTGATCATTTTATTGAATGGTGGACTGAACTGGAAAAGGTTCTGGGTCGGGATCCGTTTCGTTCAAATGTTTCGCACAATGGGCTTCGGATCAAAGTGGATCCTGCGACGCAGTTTTTTGACGAGTCCCGAAAAAGTATCTTCCCTGAACTTGTTGAGGGGTCACTGAAAGGAGACACGTTGTCCTGTATCATTGAGATTCCGAGTGTCTATTACTTTCAAGACATGTACGGTCTCGTTGTTCGGATGTACCAAGGAGTTGTACGCTCACGTGCGGCTGCTGACGGATGTCTGTTTCTTAACGACGAAGAAAAATTTGACCCATAGTGTTGTACGCTGGCCGCATGGGAGATGCATACTTGGAAACGGGTTTCATGCCGTATGGCACGGAACGGTGGTGCTTGCGCACAACGCGCTTTCCGTGGCTTGTATCCATGTGACTCACCTGGATACCACTGGAACGGTAGCTGCGACCACCGCCTGGGCGACGCACAAACAGCTTACCGGACTTTTTGGACTTGAACAGTCGTTTACCACTGGATGCGTAATATTTCGTTGGGACGTAGCTGGGCATTTTACTGTTCTGTGAGAAAAAAATCCCAGTACAAAGTAGACAATGCCGAAGGCGACGTATACAAAAACGAATTTGGTTTCTACAACGCACGGTTATAATGTTTACAAAAAAAATGGGGTGAGCTCGTATTATATGAAAACAAACAATGGAATTTATATACCTTTATCTACTGCTGGCAAAGTAAAGAAACCAAATGGTACAGTACTCGCTCTTAAAAATTACAAAAAATCATTGACCTACAACAAAACGAATTTGGTTCATCCCAAATCAATGCATCCAATTGTCAAGAAGAATGGAAAATACTTTGTCGCGAAACCTAATGGAACTTTTACTGAAATTAACGCGAATACAAAAGTCCAAAAGCCAAATAAAACGATTGTTGCGATTAAAAATTTGACAGGTCCCTCGACCGCAGGTCCCTCGACCGCAGGTCCTTCAAATGTGGGAACAAAAATTTACAAAAAGGGTTCACATTACACAAAAACGAATCTAGTACATGCATCTTCTAAATGGAGTGTGTATAAGAAAAATGGTGTCAATACATATTATACATTTTCACCTACAGGGGAATTTAAAATGATACCTATACATACCAAAGTTCAAAAACCAAACGGAACACAACTTACTATTAAAGAACACAAAACAGCTGCTTTTTCGGCTCCGGCTCCGGCTCCGGTTTCGGCGGTAGTAACGGTATCAGTCCCTGTTCCAGTTGCAGTCTCCAAACCAGTCGCATCCCATACACTCAAAGCGAGCAAATTTACAAAAATTGCACAATTACTTAAACTTGTCGCAAAACGTAAAAAGGAGGCTCTTGCGAAAAAACCAGCCTTTAATGCACGTACAGCATACTGTGCAAATAAAAATAAAGGATTTGCGTACATCAATAGAACAAACTCTATAAAATTTATGTATACTGGTTGTCATGGCATGGGAGGAGATTATAGACCATGGGAAAACAATTTAGATGGTGTGAAATTTATCCAGAAAAACCATTCGTTTTCAATACAATATAATCAGTATCAATTTGCAAAACAACTCGAATACTTGTATTATCCCCCGCCAAAGAATTTTTCAGGTGTAAATATGAATCAAATTATAGACATGGAATGGTTCCAAGCACAAAATAAGTTTTTAAAGACACTTGGACCCCGTGAAGTGTTTCTTATGTACGGTTATTCGTTCAACGGAGACTCATGGGCACATGCGTATCTTGATGGTCGGTTCGATTTGTCTCAGTTTCAGACTGGTGTAACATCGGCGGCAAATCAAGGAAGATTTTTTGCATTCTTTTTCCAAGCGCGTGATATATACAAAATTAACACCGGTAACATCCGTAATGATTACAAAGAAGTCGTAAAACGTGTTCGTACCGAAAAGGATGTTCAAGTTATTAAAACAATGGCACAGATGTTCATCGATGAACTAAATGCTCTTATTGAACGAGCTCCTGTCACGAAAAGAGCGTTTACAGTTTTCCGTGGTGTCAAAGATGATAGATACATGTCTGGTATACAAAATAAACAATACGTTCTTAATCGTTTCTGTTCAACGTCTGTGAGTGGCATGAAGGCGCACGCATTTGCAACACCGGTTGGAAATCAAACACATACACTTCAAAGAATTCTCATCATGCCTGGTTCAAAGTGTCTCTTGATGTTTGGATTTACACGTTTTGAAGATGAATTTGAAATTTTATTACCCCGAGGTACTGCGTATATTATCCGAAATGTGAAAGATAATGTCGCTGAACTTGCTGGACACAATATGTGTAATTTAACAAAACTTTCATCAGGTTTTTATCATCAAATTAAACATATACCAGATATCATTTGCCTCGGTATGACAAAGAAATACACTAGTATAAAAAAGACTATTCACGTTCCTGTACCTGTTGTGCTAACAAACTTAAATAAGGCTCAAAAGTTTGTACCAACTGTAAAGTTAACAAAAAAGATTGGGGCTGGTGGTTACGGTTCTGTATTTCAAGGCGTGAATAAACACGGGCGAAATGTTGCTGTGAAATTCCAAGCTAAATCTATAAATAGTTTACGGGAAGCGCTTTCGCTCTATAAACTTAAGAAAATTGGTGGTATTGCTCCGAATATGTACAACTCGAAAAACATTCCGTGGAATAAAAATTTTGCCAGTCTTGTTCCCAAAGGACTGAAGCAAGGAGAAACGGGAGCCGTGACTATTACAGAACTCATCAAAGGAAAACCCTTGAAGAATTATATGACAGGTCCGCCACTTAATCCAGCTTTGAAACAAAAAATTGCAAATAAAGTGGCTGCATTACACAAGGCGGGTATTATTCATGGTGACTTGCACAGAAACAACATCATCATCAATAACAAAGGTGAACCATGGCTCATTGATTTCGGAAAGTCTTTAAATCTTCCGTCAGGTAAGAATGCGAATGAGTACGTCAAAGGCTTTGGACATGGTTCAGTGACGAAATACGGCAAGACATTCTGGTACTCGAATGCGGGCAAGACCCGTTCGCACCAAGCAAACGGCAACTTCCTGAAGCGGCTTATTTAGCCAATTTCGCTTCAATGCACAAGTCCAAAGGTGAGCCCTTCACAGCGGGAACAAAACCTTCGAGACCGAGTTTTTTGTGGCAATACTTGAGTGCTTTTCCACGCTTTCCAATATCTTTCTGCTGTTCCGTTTTTGGCATTTATTTAGACACAGATTTTTTTACACATGCATACAGAGCTTTTCCTTCTTTGCCAACATTGAAAAGTACCATGCCAGTGAGTCCGAGCTTTTTGCGACACTCTTCAGTTGCAAGTGCCCACGGGCTCTTGAGTCCCTGACGGCGTTTTGCGCGACTGACAACCTCCTGACTGGACGGGGACACCATGAGTTTCTTTTTATCAAGACCACCTGCTGTAACGCCTTTTCCGTGAATCACCTTTGCGCGACTCGACATGTCTGTTAGTTACACTGAAAATATCTTTGCAATTGTCCGCATCGTCAGCTTCTTCGGCTTGAAAACCCCACCAAGCACCTCTGCAGCCACCCCCGCCTTTTTGTCATGCAAATCCATCATAAACTCCTCGATGGAGTTCACCCCCGGAAACGCCTGGTACACATAGCGCGTCACGTGCACCTGGCGCTTCTGCCCCGTTCGGTCGGCACGCCCAATTGCTTGGAGTTCCGTCGCTGGATTCCACGCCGGACTTGTGATGTATACTCGTGACGCCTCCTGGAGGTTCAGACCGACACCACCCGCGCGAATCTGAATGAGGAACACAGCACCATCCGGCGCTTTGCGGAACGCCTCGATGCGTGACTCGCGCTCCTCCTTGTCTGTGACGTGTCCATCAATCCGGAACGTCGGGATGTTTCGCTGCTTGAGCAACTCCTGGAGCCGGTCCGTCTCGCCCGTGAATTGCGTAAACACGAGCGCCTTTTCATCCGGGTGACTCGCAAGTGCCTCGAGTAACATCTCATGCTTTTTCGAACGACCTGTGTATGGCTCTGGGTCTTTGTTGTTCTTGACTGCAAGTCCATCCAGAAAGAGCTGAGGCCACGTCATGACTTGTCTCAGCCGCAAAATTGCCTCGAGCATGATGATTGCATTGTCCGTGGTGTCGAGAAGTCCTTGACCGTACTGAAACGCATCAAAGTACACCTGTTGCTCTTCGGGATACATCTCAAGCATGACAGTCGTGAGATCTGTCGTAGACTCCTTCGTCCGTCGAAGCACATACTTTTGACGAATCGTCTCGTAGTTACGACACACGTCACCTTGTGTAAGTCCAAGAAAGCTGCACAGGGCAACAAAGTCACGCATCGAGTTAAAGACGGGTGTGCCCGTCACGATCCATTGGATGCGCGCCTCGAGACGCTGGAGACTCTTGTGTAGCTTCGTCTTGGGGTTGCGAACCTCGTGTCCTTCATCGAGGATAAGACGATCCCAGACCATCTCATGAAGTGTCGTGTGCTCGATAAGGACCGAGTAAGGAGCAATGACCACACCCTCAAACTCAGGGTCAATGGTGCGTTTCGGACCGTCATAGACATGAACGGGCATGAGTCCGTCGGTAAAACGCTCAATCTCAGCCGCCCATTGTCCCACAATCGACTTGGGTACAACAACCAGCGTGCGTGGCTGGACATTGCGACACATAGTCGCTACAAGCTGTGCCGTCTTACCGATACCCATTTCATCACACAGGAACCCACCGGGATGCGTCACGTCATTCTCGCGTTCCAGGAGCCACTTGACGCCTGCAGGCTGGAACGGGGGAAGGAGTGTCAGAGGCATTATGGCATGACGATGGGCACAGAGCGTGTTTCTTTGCCAATCACATGACACTTTTTTTGTTGCCGAATAACAGTATATGGCAGGGCTCCGTTTTGGTAGCGGAACAGGGCAAAATGCACAATGGAGATCTAGACTTAGGGCGGCAAACGAACCTCCTCTTCGTGGTCCTCCTCGGCGTAATGCTGAAATTATCTCACTTCAATCTGAAATTGAAGAACACAGTAGGAAAATCGCACAACTTATACGTGAGAAAAATGAGGCAAAGGCTAATGCGCGACGTGCACACGAAAGAGCGAATAAAGCAGAAGCAAACTCCGCTGAGAAGAACAGATTACTAAAAGAAGAGAATAGACGTAAAATAGACCTCAATGAAATTGTTAATGAAATTGAAAAAGAACACGAAGAACTAAAAAAAGTATTAAAGCAAAAAGAAAAACACGTGGAGAGTTTAGCTGCCGAGGCTCAACGCGCTCAGGGGGAATTACACGCTGCAAAAACAGAAGCGGAAAGAGAAATCGCAAAACGAAATGCAAATTTGGCTCAGGCTAGATTAAAATTAGCTCGAGCAACTGGAAATGCTAAAAATGAACGAGAAAGACTTACTGCATTACTGGCAGAGCACCAGACGGAGGCTCGTAAAATTGCAAATGAAGCTGAGAAGCTTAAAACGTTAGCAGGGCAGGTTAAAACTCAACATGCAAGCGAAATCGCTGCAAAAAATGCACAAATAGCTCAAATTCAGATAAATCTTGCGACTGCTCAAGCTCAAGGTAAAAGTACTGCAAACTTATCAAAGAATTTACAAGCAGCTCTCAAAGTAGCGTCCGCTTTACGCAAGTCTGCAATAAAAAAATTAAATACAGCCAGACGTAACGCAGAACAAGCACGAGCAGCTGCAACAAGTGCAGCTCAAAAGGCGGCTGCAAACGTTGCAGCCGCTCGCGTAAATTTTGAAAAACGACTTGCTGAAGGTAAGGCGGCTGAAGCAGCAGCCGCAAAAGAAAAACTTAATGCAGCTCAAGTCGAGTTTAATCGTCAGCTCGCAAATGCAAATGCACGAGCAGCTGCAGCTCGCGCAAATGCAAATGCACGGGCAGCTGCGGCTCGCGCAAATGCAAATGCGGCTAAAGCTCGTGGAAATGCAGAAGCGGCAGCTCGCGCAAATGCAAATGCACGGGCAGCTGAGGCTCGCGCAAATGCAAATGCACGAATTTCCGCTGCTGAAAAAGCAGCTGCGGAAGCTATTGCAAAAGGAAAAAAAAATGCTTCTGAAAAACAAAGAAATTTATTAATTAAATTACAAGAGTCAAAGTTTTCATTTACAGCACTTCAAACTCAGCATGAAACTTTAAAAACTAATTTATTACAAGCACAAGAGACTCTTAATAAAGCTGGTACAAATAAAGCCGCCTTAAATGCAGCATTGAAAAACGCAAAACGAAGCATTACAGAACTTAAAGTACTAAGAGTTGAAGCACTAGCAAACGCAGAAGAAGCTAGAAAACGAGGGAACAGAGCTGAAGCAAATAAAGCTACAGCACTTGCTGCAAAAATGAATGCGAATGCACGTGCCGCTGAGGCACTTACTGCAAAGGCGCATGCAAATGCACGCATAGTCGCATTAGAAGCTTCTGTTGCTGGTCGAAATCAGCAATTTCAAGCACTTAGACAAGAACATTTTGAATTGAGTAAAAAACTTAGACAATCACAAGAAGATGCTAGTAAAGCCACAACAAATAAAGCAGCAGCAAATAGAGTTGCAGAAAGTGCGCGACGTTTAGCTGAGCAATATAAAGAACTTATAGAAAAACAAGAAACAATTATCGGAAATCTTAGTGCAGAAAAAAGATCTTTACGTAATGCAGGTCGTTCTGCCGAAGCAAATAAAATTGAAATACTTGGACAAAAAGAAAAAGAAGAACTACGAGCAACCATCGCAGAACAAAAACTTGCACAAGCGTTATCAAAACTTAAAAGTATGACAGAATTTTATAAAGTCCAATCTGCACAATTAACTAGACTTCAGCAGCAACATGAAGCTGTTATAAAAAATAAAGCATCAGCTGAAAATACAGCCCGGAGACTTCAAGCAGTTGCTGAAAAACAAGAAATGCTTGCTTCACAAGCTCGTCAAGAAGCGGCGGCGGCAAAAGCGGAAGGAAATGCCGCGAAAGCAGCAGCTGCAAATGCCGCAGCAAAACAAGCTGAAGCAAACGCGAGAGCAACTGAATCAAATGCAAAAGCGGCTGCAGCGCTCGCAAATTTAAATAAACTTCGCAAAAATGCAATCAGAAACAAAGTTTTACTTACATTTAAAGCATCAGTCTATGCAAAAAAAGGAACCCAAAAAACCAAATCTGAACTCGAGGCTGCTCAAACGGCATCAAAGGAGTTACAGGCGCAACTTAATGCTGCTCAAAAAGCATATACTGCGTCAAAAGCTGAAGCTCAAACTTTACAAAAAAAAATAAATAATAATCGTATGAAAAGAAATATACATGAACAATTTTTACAATCGTTAAGTAGAATCAAAACAACCGGAGGAGCCGGAGGAGCCGGAGGAGCCGGAGGAGCCGGAGGAAATGCTCGTGCTATAGGAACCGGAGGAAGTGTGTCAGGTATTACTATAAGTCCTGTTATATCTATAGGGGGAGGAGGCAACCAATCAGAATTGATTAAAAAATTACTTGAACAATCAAAAGTTCCGAGAAAAAATAATTACAACTCAATATCAAATATTGTTAATAAAATAAAACAACTTGAAAAAAATGGTAAAAAAACTGGAGATCCTGAACTTAACGCCTTGAGATTAATTCTTAAAAAGTATACAGGAACACCAAAAAATAAATTCCAAACAAACTTGAATAATGCTCTTAGTTCATCAAATCGTTATTCACGACTTCAGCGACTTCAGACTCTTCTTAAAAAAGCAGAATACACAAACAAAAAACCACTTATTAAACGAGAAATTCAGATTGTTATTCGTAAATTATATGGATCAAATGTCAACACATCTCAGGCTTTACGAAACTTACAAAATGCAAAAACACTATTTAAAGGAGGAAACAAAAATATTGTACAAGAAATTGATATCGGACTAAAACGAGTTCAGGAAAATTATAAACGTCGACGCAAAACAACAAGTGGGGGCGGAGGCTCGTACGAAGGCGGAGGAGGCTCGTACGGAGGCGGAGGAGGCTCGTACGGAGGCGGAGGAGGCTCGTACGGAGGCGGAGGAGGCTCGTACGGAGGCGGAGGAGGCTCGTACGGAGGCGGAGGAGGTTCGTACGGAGGTGGCGGAGGCTCGTACGGAGGCGGAGGCGGGGGTTCGTACGGAGGCGGAGGCGGAGGCTCGTACGGAGGCGGAGGCGGGGGTTCGTACGGAGGCGGAGGCGGGGGTTCGTACGGAGGTGGGGGGATCACAGTCACAGGTGCTCCCGTAACCGTAAAAGTTGAACCTCCGAGTGGAAAACCTATTAATGTGGTGCCACAAACACGTACTGTCACCACAACTACTGAACAGCTTGTACGTAACGCGGGAGGAATTGAAAATGTTGAAAAAGGTATTCAGGCTCTCCAAAGCACAGGTGGAAATGTCAACAAGGCGCGCGCTAAAACACGTCTACCGCTTGCAACGTTCACAAATATATATGCGTTGGGAGGCCCTGTCGCTGCGAAAAAAGCGGTGTCACGCATTCGTCGTCGCCGAAAGGTGGGGCCGAAGAAAAAACGTGTCGTGACCAAGTCTAAGAAGAAAAAGTATATCAAACTGACACCATACCAATTTAAACGTCTCACCGAGCATATCAAGAAAAATAATCTAAGGAAGGTTCTTGTTAAAGAGATAACTCATTAGATGGCAACGAAGAAATACATTCTTACATTGAATTCTATAAGGAAAAAGTACAATCAGCCTCCGTCGTGGATACGAATTACAACAATAACTATGCTATGTAAATTTCTAGAAGGTATAGACTTGAATAAAGTACGTGAAGCATTTGCCGATGGGCCAATTCGTATTCGTCGTAAAGGGGCGCTTACAAATGGGTTTGAGTGGACACTTCGCGAAAGTGACAAAGCATTCTATAACCAAGTCACAATTGGATATCAGGATGCATACTCGACAAAATCAATAAAAGTGTTTCCAAATGGATCTTTTCAGGTGGCGGGCTGTTCGGACCTCCGAGATTGTAAACGTATTGTTCGTCAGTTGATCTTTCTTATGAAGATGATCCTTCGTGTAACTTTGACGATGGAAAACTTTCGTATTGTGATGATCAATACGAATTTCTCCATGAACGCTCACGTTGATTTGTCTCGTATAATTGAAACACTTTCAGCAGAAAATCGTTTTGTTGTTTCATTTAACCCGGACCGATACTCGGCTGTGAAGGTAAAATTTCACCCCGCGGAAAACACAAAGCAGGTGACTGCGAGTATATTTAGTACCGGAAAAGTCATTGTCACAGGCGCCGAAACACTCCGTGAGATTGCACTTGCATATGAAGTTCTTGTTGAGAAGTTGTATCCTACCAAATTGGAATCGACAACAGAAGAAACATTTGATATTTTCAAAGGTGTTAAGTTTGACAAGCTTGTTGAAAGTATCGAAGCGACTGGTTTTTCTACACGATTTTCTTGACTAGTATAAATGTCTACTCGTCTTGGAATGGGTGCCGACCGCTGCTTCAATGTATACGAGTCTTCTCGTATTTACAATGATGTGATTATGCAAAAACAGGGTATTGATTTTGAGGATAATTTGGCGTACCGCCGGTATCTTCAGGAAAAGGGCCCCGACGCGTATGTCGTGCTCGCGGATGCCGCATGTCGTCCACCGGCATTTTCATCTGAAGCCAATACAAACTAGAAGATTAAATGAAAGTCGTCATCGATGGAAACATCGGTTCAGGGAAAACAACACAGTTAGGTCTTCTTGAAAAAAAAGGTTGGACGGTTCAACGTGAACCTATTGACCAATGGCCTTTGGACCTTTTTTACAAGGACAAATCCCGATGGGCACTTGTGTTGCAATTGAAAATTCTTCAGACGCTTCGACCTGTCAAAACAAACAATCCAATTGTGTACGAACGGTGTCTTCTCAGTACGCGACACGTCTTTTGGGAATATTTGTTACAACACAAACTCGTCACTCAAGAGGAAAATGACGTGTACTGTACTCAGTATGACAAGGATGTATGGTATCCTGATGTCTATATTTTCTTATCCAAGTCCCCAGAACTTGCTTTTGAACACGTACAGAAACGACACCAAGTGGGTGACTCTGCAGTAACACTTGAATACCTGAAAGACTTGGATGTCCTTTACAAGGATATGATTCGAAATGTTCCATGCCGAGTTCATATCGTAAATGCACATCAATCACCGGAAAAAATTCACGCTGAGATTTTGTCCTTGCTCTCAGTAGATGGCGTGCACATCTCTGACCCTCCAGGGGCGAAAATGTCGGCGACCGGCTCTCACAGACGGGAAGTGCTTTGCACACCGTTCACAAACATGTGTCATATGTCTTGAGCCCATATTGGGTTCTGTAAAAAAACTTTCATGTACGCATGCATTTCATACCAAATGTATTATGACTTGGTTTGAAACGAATGACGAATGTCCTGTATGTCGTACAGAACAGGACACAGATCCTATAATTGTTTTCAAACGCCATGTCGAAGATAATATCCGTGAAAAATATCGTGACGCGATTCGTTCTTTAGAACATCAGGTGCAGGTTTTACGGCGACGAAATATGTGAGCCTACAGTATGCATAGGTGTCAAGCGACAACCCAAAAAGGGGTTCAATGTCGTCGACTTGTCGAAGGGACACATTGTGCACAACACACAGGTTCGTCGTGTCCCATTTGTCTTGGTCATATGGCAACCGGAACATCACGAACCTTGCCATGTGAACATGTGTTTCATTCACGGTGTATTGAACGCTGGAAACGAACTTCGCACACGTGCCCAATGTGCCGTGCTCCGTTTGATCAGCCTCAGTACCGTGTGAACATTTCAGTTCAGCACCTTGCATCAGATACAGTAACACGGGACTCTTATGTTACAAGTAATGTGTCTCAGATGTTTCAAACCTTTGGCATTCAAGGTCTTCAACCACGTTTCATTACAGATATATTTTTCGACATTGGGTTTGATGAATTTATAGACGAAGTATTCCAGGAAATTGGTATCCGGTTACCCGAGGCTTTGCGCGCTGCGAACGTGCCAGTGCCATCTTCCCAGCTCCCACCTTGACACAATATGCCGAACAAAATTTAGAATAATTTAAACCAGGGTATTTGCGATTTGCACGTCGAGGGTCTGCAATTGTTTTTCCAGATGCATCAACAATTACAGGACCTGTTGCCCACCCTTGCTTGTGACTCCACAGTTTCACAGGAAATTCAATGACTTTGCCAGCAGGAAGACGCCCCCTGCCCTGACGGTCAAGTGCATTCAGTACTGGTAAATTCGTGTTGCTAATCCGTCCATCAAATGCTCCACGTGGACGATGTGCTTTCAGTACGGCTGTACGAATTGTCACGGGTGAAACTCGGAAAAACTTGGCAAGACCCGTGATGGTGTCGTTTGCACGAATTTTATACCGAATGAAATTTGTCTGACGATACCAGTGGAAATCACCCCCTTGGGGTGCTACGAAATTCATCACTTTATAGTATCCACGCCGACACGGTTGACTACCTGTTTTGCATTTGTATGCGAGGCCTTTATAATCCTCGAGGACCCGTTTCGCGATGCCTTTGCATGATGTGAAATTTAATCCCCATGCCCGGTTTCCAGACATGTTCCCGGGTACATTTTTGTTTGTTGCTCTTTCGTTATTCAGTCCAAACGCATAGTCATAACAATTATCGTGGTACCGACCACGTTTCGGTGATCCATACACAGACCAACTAAAATTCATTGCATTACGCTTCGTGGCATTGAAATGCGTTTCGTTTCTTTTTTTGCCTTTACATGTTTTCCCCAGTTTACATGCCTGGCAACACGCACCCGTCATTTATTTTCTTCGCACAAAATAAAATGCTGAACGTTCTCAGTTCTCGTAACACCCAGGACCTACTGTACAACCTGACCATTTTTGTGCTTTACGTGGTGCTTCTGACATTTATTCTACGTTTCCTGTGGAACGGTACACTTGTGAAACACATCAGCATCTTACGTCCAGTGGACACCCTGCTCAACACATTCTTACTCGCTTTGGGTATTTCTCTTTTCCGTCTATAAAGTAAATGCCAGTGAATCCGTTTGATGGCCGCGTGGACAAAACAAGTGACATTTTGTCCATGTCCTTTGTGTCGCTTGGACTTGCAGGCGGGGGTGTTCTTTTCGCCGTCTTGCTCGATAAACAATTTGCAACACTTTCAAAACGGTATCCTCAAAGCGCTGTTCCTCTCGCATTTATACAAATGTTTCTTAGCGCTTTGACACTTGCTTTTCTGTATATTCTTGGTCCAGCACACGTTGTACTTCATTTTCAACGAACACTTCCTGGTTTCATATTCCCGGGAATGTTTTTCAATGTTCAGAGTAACATTTTCGAAACGTTCCAGGCAATGCGTTTGCCGACAATTTAATTTATTATTCTGTAGTAACAAATGGGTTTCTTTCCATCTCCTTCACCTGTTCCCGAGCCCGAGGTTCCCGAGCCCGAGGTTCCCGAGCCCGAGGTTCCCGAGCCCGAGGTTCCCGAGCCTGAGCCCGAGGTTGATGACGAGGATGTTCCAGTGCAGCGCGCAGCTGCACTGATCGAAGAAGCACTGAATGCTTCAGTGAAGGCTTAGATCATAACGAGTTGCAATGCGTTGTAGTCCATTACCAAGTAAAAATCCAAAAATAACAATAATACCAAGTGCTTTTACAAACTCTTGAGTTTCTAAAAGCATTTTTGTTAATTCGTGAGATTTTGTTTTCACACCTCTTGATATCCAATCTTTACTTCACCGTCAACAACGAGAGTTGGATATCCAGCTACAAAATCAGGGCATGTACCCTTGGCACAATCTACAAACGTATATTCCTTCTCTTTTTCCTTAAAGTACTCTTTTTGCTTTGTGCACCATGGGCAATCATCTGACCCATACATTGTAATTCCAGGGCCTGGAGGTGGAACATCTTTAGGTTTCGGTGGTGTTGGCGAAGGTGGCTGATATTCAGGTTCAGGAACATATACACTCTTTGTACTGAGCCACCACTTATATACATAGTATCCAACAACTGCAAGAATAACAGCAAAGGCGACACGCATAATGATCGACTCGTGATCCATATCTACTTGGGCCCTGGAAAAAAGAATTTACAAGGGTGGCGCAGGCCATTCCACCTGTGTCGGATCGGTGATTGCATTGGGCAAGTCTCGTAAAGTTTTGCGATAAACGGACCAAGCATCTTGCTGTTCCGGAGTCAGAGGGGAATCACGGGATTGAGTCCAATCACACATTTGAAGTCGATTATTTCGTTCAATTCGAAGAAACATCCATGCATCGTCAAAGTATTTTTGTTTTTTCACAGAGTCTTCGATAATTTGCGTTCCATCCCACATGACAAACATACGATTCAATGTTTCTGGAATTTCAACACTTTGCATATTTTCGAAACCGACAACATTTCTTGGAATGTCTCCATTCGGACCGTCCCCTGGATAAATTTGTTCAATTTTATCCGAGACGTACGCAAACCATTTCATTTTATTGAAATTAGCCAATTTTATTTATGTAATATTGTGTATGTTGTGACGCCCAAAATAATTGGATTGATCCTCCTTCTGTACTACAGTAAAACGTATCATTTGCATTAAAGTACCGAACAATTTTAAAATTTCTCGCGTAGTTAGTCCCGAACGCTGTTGGATCAAATTCCATGTATTGATTTGATGAACCAGATACAGATGATGTAAAGTTCATCAGAGCATAACGTCCAGCTGTTGTTCCATTAATGAACATCGTCACTGTAATTGAATATACTCCAGCAAGCGGAAACGTAAAAATACCGGTTGAACCAGCCCATTGCGCGGCTGATGCACCGCCACCTGTATTAACAATGCTTCCATAGTACGTTGCATTTACCGCCGAAGAACCCCAAACTTGGGTAGCTGTATAATTTGCATTTCCACCAGATCCTGTTATAATCCACCATGGATTTGCAAAGGTTGCAGGACCGTTTACGTCGAGTGTCGTGAGTGGGAGTTTACCGATACCAACATTACCGTTATTCAAAATAGAAAATGTAGTCGCAGTAGCAGTGTTGTTAAGGAATTTATATGCAACATCAGTTGCGACTGTAAGGTCAGTTGATGAATTCCAAAATTGAATCGCTTTATCTGATGCATCAGCTGCTTTTATTCTAAACGAACCTTGACGTATAACGCCTGCGCCAATGGTCGCAGTGTTATTCGCTGAAAGGAGCAGTTCAGTGTTATTATCACCTCTTACAAGAATACCCCCTGCATTTCCAGATGTAGATATATGCAGGGTATTCAATGGGCTCGTGTTTCCGATACCGACGCGACCACTAGCGGTGATTACAAATGGCGGCGTGACCGTTCCGTAAGGTGCGATTGAAAAATAATTCGTCGTGGACCCTGCACCAACGTTATTATGATTTATAAAGAAAGAATCATTATTAGTTCCCGATCGTCCAATCTGTAGAGAAACGGTCCCGTTTGTGCCTACTGTTGAATCCATAAACGTCCCCTTGTTAATTGATGTCGTTCCGTTCTGATACGCCGTTCCGTCGCCAACGTGAAGAGGGGCGGTGGGATTCGCCGTCCCGATGCCCACCCTCCCATTCGCATCCATGACAAACACGTTGGACCCGCCCGCGACATTCGAAAATCTCACGACGTTTCCCGCGCCGAGCTGCTGGACCGTCAGTGCGTTTCCTGTTGCCGAATTGCCAAACACAAAACAATTACTCGTGTTGAGCACAGTCGGTACAGTGGGAACACTCATATCTATTCGAGGGCGAGATTAATTCGCTGGGACTTGGGGCCACTCGATCTGTGTCGGATCCGTGGTGTTCTTGGTGATGTCACGGAGAGCCTGGCGGTACTCGAGCCACTGGACACGCTTGTCCAAAATGGATTCGGGAAGGTCCGGGGCGGTGACGGTCCAATCGGACTGGGTGAGGAGGGTATTGCGTTGCTGGCGAATCTGGGACCAGGCTTGGGCTGTTTTGGCGGCGACTTTGTCAGGATCAATTATAAAAACGTATTCGTTACCATTTTTCGTGACACCAAGAGTTTCTTGATTCATGTCTTGAGGAAAAGGTAAACTAACAAATCCAGTCCACGGACCTGTAAGATATGCTCCTTCGGGAACAAAACCAACGATGGTGATGTTAATGGGATCAATCACGGCTTGAAGGTTCATTAAATATAGACGAGTTTAAAGTTCTGCATTCACGTCGAGCCATGAATTTGCGACACTTGAATATAATTCTTGTGCCTGACCAGTAGTTTGTCCCGAAGTGGTCATATCATAGGAAGCCGCAAAGTTAGTAGAATCAACTGGTATTCCAGTAATCGCCGAAATAGTAGCACCAGATGGGTACAATGTGAATGTCCCTGAAGAACTTAAAGATGTCGCATTTGAACGCATGATTACTGGAAGAGGTTGTGTTAAATGTACCGTACCAGCAGAACGACACACGACAGTCCCGAATCTCGAGTTGGAACCTACATAGTTCATACGCCAATAATATCTCTGACACAACTGAAGCTCCACCCCGTACGGCCGAACTTCAAAAGGCGTGGCGACCAGGCCTTTCTCGAGCTGGACGCCGGTGACGTCCAGATAATCGGTGGTTCCGGCGGTTCCTGTGGGGAAGCGTGAGAATATAACTTCGTATTCCGTTGCGGTCGCTGGAAGGAAGAACTGATAAGAAAACTGTGTCCAGTTAGAAGTAGTCGGAACAAGAGGACTGATGATGGTCGTCTGTCCAGTCCAGCCACTCAAACTTGAAGCCGTAAGATAAGGGGATTGATCCGTACCAGTCCCGTAAATTACGAAAAGCGTTATAGATCCGGTGTATCCAGCACCGTTTCTTGCCCAGA